GTCCGAGTGGGGTTCGCCGGCCCACCAGGCGACCGCCTCCAGCAGGCTGGTCCCGTCTGCCCGGCGCCCGTGCGCGCCGGGCGACAGGACGACCGCGTCCAGGTCGAGCTGGCCAGTCATCGTGGTCATGGGCGCTCCATCAGTCGTACTCGAACGTCGCCGAGGCGCCCGTGCCGGCCAGGGTCGCGTGCGGCTGCGCGGCGCCCACGCCCTGCCTGCTGCCGGCCCGCCAGACGACGGAGTCCCCGATCGGCGCGGCCAAGGTCATCGCGACCGCGTCGCCGGAGCCGTTTAGGCGCACGTCCAGGGTCGCCGCGGCGCTCCCGCCGGCCAGGACGATGCTCAGCAGCGAGCGGCTGCCGGTGCCGACGTTGCCGGTCGCGGTGACCTTCGCCATCGTGCTCATGGCCGCTCAGGTCACCAGCAGGTTGTAGAGGATCGCCGCGGCCTCGATGCCGGACGCGGCGCCGGTCGGGGTGAACCGGCCGAAGCCGAGCCGCAGGCTGTAGACGATCCTGGTCTGGTCGGTCGCCGGGAGGCGCTCGGTCTCCGTCATGACGCGGCGGCGCCAGCCGGTCTTGAAGCCGCGCCGGTTGAACAGCACGGTCTGGCCCTTGATGTTGTTGGCGGGGGTGGCCGCGTCGCTCTTGCCGTCGGCGGCGGTCAGGTTCATGGCCATGCTGCCGATCAGGGGGTAGCGGGCGATCTTGAGGACCTCGCCGGTCTGCACGGTCGCCTGCGGGCCGTACTTGTCGACGGTGAGGACCTCGTCGATGAGGGCGATCCGGTCGGCGGTCTCCGGGTCGGACACGTAGAGGAGGTCGTTGGGGTCGGCGGGGTGGCCCCAGTCGACCAGCCGGGTCCGGTCGAGCATCAGGCCGCGGAGGGTGTGCAGCCGCGCGAGGGTCGGGTAGGCGGCGCCGGCGTCGACGACGTTGTTGGTGTTGTCGACCAGGCCGGCGTGGCGGACCCCGTCGAAGGCGAGGTAGTGGCGGGTCGCGGCGGGGGCCTGGTCGTCGGAGTTGATGTTGCCGGTGCCGGAGGTCGTGTCGTCGCCGTTGAGGACCAGCGAGTCGGAGTAGTGGGAGATCGACGCGGCCGCCTGGCGCCTGAGGAACGGGACGAACGGGATGATGGCGTCCTCTTCCATCTCGCCCGACCACATCTGGTGGATCAGGAACTTCTTCGCGTTGACCTGCACCCGCTGGGAGCCGGTCTTGCGGGTCGGGTACTGGTTGGCGCCGGTCGGGTCGTTGGCGGTGTTCTCCGAGACGAACAGCATCTCGGGGATGTCGACCTCGACGGGCAGGAACGCGGTCGGGTCGGTCATCTCGAACGACTCGACCTGGGCGAAGACGCGGCTGTCGCGCCGGGCGGCGTCCCAGAGCTGCCCGACGTACTGCGCGCCGATGAGCTGCTGGCCGAAGCCGGACTCGGCGGTGTCCATCGCCAGCGTCGCCCGCTTGTACGCGCTGGTCTCGTCCCACGCGCCCCGGGCCATCAGCGTCCGGTCACGGCCGTGGAACAGCGTCTTGGGCAGCCGGGGGAACAGGTCGTCGATCGCCTTGCGGTCGAGCTTGCGGACCTCCTCCTGGGGGAGGTAGTACGCGTCCGAGATGCCCTTGAACGTGGCGTCGAGGGTCTCCGACGGCCCCTCGTACACGCCGGGGGAGCTGACCTTCTTCTGCCCGCGGAGGGAGCCCTGCAGCTCGTGGAGGAACTCGATGTCGGGGACGCCGAGGCCCCAGCGGGCGTACTTCGTGCCGATGAGGTCGTGGTTGACGCCGTCGCCGCCGCCGAAGCGAAGCTTGCGGACGAACTCCGAGTCGTCCTTGAACAGGCCCTCGGCGACCTCGGTGACGAGCCGGCGGAGCTGCTCGTCCGAGGTCCTCGTGCTGAGTTCGACGTTGATCGCGTCGAGCTGCTGGCGGATCTCCCGACCCAGCGACTCCAGGGTGACGTCCTCTGGCATCGTGCTAGCCCTCCTTGAGGGTGAAGGCCGCCAGGAGGTCCTGCACGGCGCTGGGATCGAGCCCCTGCAGCGCTGGTGCCGCAGGGTCCTGCTGGCCGGGGTCGTCCCCGGCCTGGTCGGTGGTGGGCTCCGTGGTGGCCGCAGGCTCGCCGCTGGTGGCGGTGGGGTGCGCGCGGAGCGCTTCCAGGTCGACGCCGAGGCGGCCGAGCGCGTCCACGAGTGCGCCGTCGACGTGGCGGCCGACCTCGGCCTTGACCAGCTCGGCCAGGTCGTCGTCGGGCTCGGCCGGATCGGCGTCGAGGTCGAGCAGCTCCCGGCTGAGCCAGGCGAGCGCCCGGCGCTGCTGCTTGCGGATCGCCCGCGGGTCGCCGGGGACGCTCACCCCGCTGAGCTCCTCGAGGTCGTAGAAGACCTCCTTGGAGGCGATCTGCTCCGGGGTGAGCCGGTACCACTCCCGGATCGGGGTGCCGTCGGCCTTCACGAAGCCCCAGCCCACGCTCACGGCGTTGAGGAACCCGGCGCGGTACTTCCGCTCGACGGTGCGGGCCAGCTCGTCGTCGCCGTCGAAGGTGACCCCCGCGCGCAGCGCCTCGCCGTCGTGGCGGGCGTCGACCCGGCCGATCGGCGGCTGCGACGGGTTGTGCATCCACAGGAACACCGGGTTGGCCTGGAAGTTGTCCAGCCGCCAGCCGTCGCGGCGCAGCCGGAAGCCGTAGCGGTTCAGCTTGTCGGAGCTGGCGACGAACTCGACCGGGCCGTCCTTGCCGGGCGGGGCGGCCAGGGTGGCGCGGGCGTAGGCGAGCGTGGGCGCAGCCTCAGGCATGCGGTGCTCCTCTCAGCGGTGGTGGCCGTTGCGGCTGGCCGGGGTGCGCGCCAGCGGCTGGCCAGCGAGGCGGCGGTAGTCGCGCAGCGCGCCCAGGACCACGCCCGGGTCGAACGGGCGCGCCTCGGCGGGCAGGCCCTGCTCGCCGCCCGTGCCGGCGGGCTCGCCGTCGCCGGCCGGGGTGTCCTCACCAGTCGGGGCGGTGTCGCCCTCGGGCCGGCTGGTCGCGTCGGAGACAGCGCTCTTGTTGACCGGCGCCCACCACACGTCGCCCCACGCGACCTCGGGCAGGCCCTTCGAGCGCCGCCACTCGTTGATCGTCATCGCGCCGACGTCGATCGCCTGCCGCTCCCGGTCCCACGCCTCGGTCTTGGCCTCCTGCAGCGCGGGGACCTCGGTGAAGTCGTACTCGGCGTGGTCCGGCGTCGCCGGCGGCCCCGACCGGCGTGGTAGCCGGGCCAGGAACTGCTCGGTGATCTCGTCGGCGCGGAGCTCCGCGTCGGGCTTGAGGGCGTGGACCCACAGCTGCCGCTCGAACCCGCTGACGTTGGCGAGGGTGGCGTGGGCGAGGTCGTTGACCAGCGGCGCCGGGATGCCGTAGGCGTTCCACACCTGCCGGGCCGTCAGCGACAGGCCCTGGATGAACTCGGCGTCCTTCGGCGTGACGTTGAGCCCTTGGAGCTTCGCCTCGTAGCGCAGCACCGACCAGCGGTGCGCCTTGTCGACGCCCTTCCAGCGCTGCTCCAGCAGCGCCTCGAGCTCCTTGGCCTGCTCCTTCGAGAAGGTGACCTGCTTGGAGGAGTCCGGGACGACCAGGCCGCCCATCAGCAGGCCCTGGTCGAACAGGTTGCGGTTGGACCGCATCATCGCGCCGCCGGCGTCGGCGGCCAGCCGGGCGGCGACCAGCGGCGACAGCGACTGGAACTCGTCGTTCGGGTTGGGGTAGCGGAACCAGACGACCTCGCCAGGGCCGAACGGGATCGCCGGGCCGCCCGCCAGCGGCATGTACCAGAAGCCCGCGAGGTAGTTCTCCTGGTGGGGGATGGGCTGCATCTGGGTCGGCTTGACCCACCAGATGTTCCCCGCCGGCGACTCCCGTGAGGGCGGCTCGAGCGCCCAGAAGCTCTCGCCCCAGATGCACATCGACAGCTCGTCCATGCGCTCGAGGCGCCGCCGGGACCAGAACGGGTTGACGTGGCGGAGCAGGTCGGCCGCCTGCCCGGTGGTGACCTCCCGCTTGTCGGCGTCCCGGCCGGCGTACAGGCGCAGCTTGAGGCTGGACATGTTCCGCGCCCGAAGCGCCGCGGCGGTGTAGACGTCCGCCGAGGTTGCTAAATACGAACCATATTTCTCCGGGTCGTAGGACGGCGCGTGCCCCGTGAACTCCTCGAAGGCGGGGGCTGCTGCTGGTCCTACTGGCCAGGAAAGCTCCTGGCGACGGCGCGCGTTATAGGCCTCGACCACCCTTTCTGCGAGGCCCATTGCGCGCTCCGATCAGGTATTCGGCGGCAGCCTTGAGGCGGTCGGGATCGTCGTCGAAGGCCCCGAGGCCCTTGTTGCACTCCTGGCAAAGCAGCCCACGGACCTGCCCGGTGTCGTGGTCGTGGTCGATGCAGAGCAGGAAGCGCCGCCCGTTCTTGTCCGTCTTGCTCTCTGGCTCCCGACAGATCGCGCAGGTTCCGCCCTGGTCGTCATGCATCGCCAGGTACTCGGCCTCGGTCATGCCGTGCCGCTTGAGCCGGTTCCGCAGGCTGTAGAGGCGCCCGGCCTCAGGGTTGCGCTGGTACCACGCGCGGACCCACTGGCGGTGCCGCTGCGTGTTCTCCTGGTAGTACCGCCTGGACCGGGCGATGGAGGCCAAGCGGCGGTGCTCGCTCGGCACGCGGTTGGCGTCTCGCAGCTTCCGGCAGGCGCGACACTGGCGCTGCCCGCCAGGGGAGACGTAGATGTTGTCCGCCGTGAACGGGTGGCCCCGCTTGCACGCGAGCGTACGCTTCGAGATGCCGACCACTCCCCGCAAGGTGCTGGTTGGCCATGGCCCCGGAGGTTGCCGCCTCGCGGGGCCGCTTGCATCACTATTCTAGCAGGTCAGGGCGTCATCCGTTGATCTCTGCCCTTAGGGATTCGAAGGCTCGCGCTTGTTCTGCCTGCAACGTTTCGAGACGTCGCCTCAAGACGCCTAGATGTTGCTCCAAGGCGGCTTTTGGATCGGTTATCTCGGTCGACCCGACTAGGGCTTGCACTGCGGCAAGCCAGCGCTGCCTCAGGCCGTCGGCATACGCCTCGATATTGCTGAAACTCAGCCAGGGTGGGACTGGAGGGGCGGAGCCTACCTCGCGGAGGATGTTGCGCGCCTCCGCAAGGTGAAGTGCCAGGTCGCACAGTT